AGTAAGTCACCATCCGGAAGATTATCAATTGTGTTGTGTGGGAGAGTATGACGAGTATACAGGAAAAATAATAGGATATGGAAGTATAGAAATCCTTGCAAAAGCAGTAGATTTTGTAGAAAAAAAAGTAAATCAAGAATTAATAGGATAAAAAAGATTAACACAAAGTGTTAACAATTACAGAGACAAGTGATCGCAGATGCGATAAGGAGTAAAATAATGAGAGAGTTAAACTTAGAAAACACACATGTATATGGGGCAACAAATAAAGTAAAATTAGATTGTACGAAAGGTGGGGCAAAAAGTAAAAGTAGAACAAGACAAGAGTTTAAAGACTCAGCAGATATAAATAAAATAATGAAGAAATACGAGAGAACAGGAATACTAAGCTCAGGAGATGTAAGCAATTCAAGACAACCTCAATATGGAGATTATGAGGGGATAGATTATATGGAAACATGCAATAAAATTGCAAAAGTAGAGCAAGACTTTATGAAACAACCACCAGAAGTAAGAGCATTATGCGAAAATGACCCTAGACAATGGTTACTAAAGCTTGACACAGACGAAAAAGAGGCTATAAAGGCGGCTGAGGAAGCCAATAAAGCACGATTAGAGAAACAGGCAGCTAAAGAGGCAGCAGCAGCAGAAGCAGATCCAGTGTAGTCATGCAAACAGATGAAAAAGGAAGATTTAGTAGGATTTCAAAGAAAAAAAAATAAATATAAAGAAAAAAGACAGACGAAAAACGGTCAGTCAGACCAGTTAAGAACAAGTAGGATAACTGGAATTTGATAACAAATTTAAAAAGTGCGAATGGCACACAATTTGAAAGGGTTCAAAATGAAGATGAAAAGTAATATGAGTAAGGACTTTGGAAAAGTACCAACAGCAAATATACAAAGAAGTGCGTTCAATAGAACGAGCAGCTACAAAACGAGTTTTGATGGAGGAAAATTAATACCAATATTCGTAGACGAAGCGTTGCCTGGAGATACATTTGTAATGAATCCGACAATATTAGCAAGATTAGCAACACCATTAACACCAGTAATGGATAACATGTTTTTAGACATGTTTTGGTTTGCAGTACCAAATAGATTATTATGGAGTAATTGGGAAAAATTCTGTGGAGCGCAAGATGATCCGGGTGATTCAGTGGCTTATACATTGCCACAATTAGTATCACCGGCAGGTGGATGGTTAACAGGAAGTATGTCAGATTATTTCGGATTACCGATAAAAGTAGTAGGATTAAGTGTAGCGAGTTTACATCATAGAGCATACAACTTAATATGGAACGAATGGTTCAGAGATGAAAATATACAAGATAGTGTGGTAGTAGACGTAGACGATGGACCTGACACAGATACAGATTATGTAATATTAAATAGAGGTAAAAGACCAGATTATTTCACAACATGTTTACCTTGGCCTCAAAAAGGAGATGCGATAAGTATACCACTATCAGGAGATGCACCAGTTACAGGTATTGGAAAATTAAATCAAACTTATCCATCGACATCAGCAGCTATATATGAAACAGATGCAAGCGGAGTAACAACGTATGATGATATGGCACAAATAAGGGGTGATGGAGCAGGAAGTAGCGAAGCATGGGCAGGAGAAGAAGATCCAAACAATGCAGGATTTCCAAATATTAGAGCAGATTTAAGCAGCGTAACAGCAGCAACAATTAATGATTTGAGAGAAGCATTTGCATTGCAAAGATTAGCAGAAAGAGACGCAAGAGGAGGAACAAGATATACAGAAATTATAAAAAGCCATTTCAATGTAGTATCAAAAGATAGTAGATTACAAAGACCGGAATATCTGGGAGGTACAAGTATAGAAGTAATAGTAAATCAAGTACCACAAACAAGCGAAAGCTCAACAACAGCACAAGGAACAATGACAGGATATGGAACAGCACACGCAAAAGATAAAGGAGGATTTAGCAAATCATTTACGGAACATTGTGTAATAATAGGTTTAGTGAGTGTAAGGGCAGATTTAACTTATCAACAAGGAATAGATAGAATGTTTAGTAGAAGTACAAAAGTAGATTACTTTTGGCCTGAATTGGCACATCTTGGAGAGCAAAGCGTATTGAATAAAGAAATCTATGCAGATGCAAGTGCAAACGATCCATTAGTATTTGGGTATCAAGAAAGGTACGCAGAGTACAGATACAAACAAAGTAAGATAACAGGACTATTTAAAAGTGATGCAACATCTTCATTAGAAGCATGGCATTTGTCACAAGATTTTAGTTCGTTACCGACACTAAGTGACACATTTATAAAAGAAACACCACCGATTGATAGAATAATAGCAGTAGACACAGAGCCACATTTTATATTTGATAGTTTACT